TCTATGCCCAAAAGAATTGATCTCACCGACGAGTACGCGCACAGCGGTATCGACATCACCTGGACGCCTTCAGCTCAGCGTCTTGACTTTGGCGGGTGGTACGACTCATTTGTCGGCATCGAAAGCCGTAGCTTCAAGCTAGGCGAGTTCTTTGATGCGCTTGGCATCACAGAAAAGGATTGCGCTAAGGCGTTTAAGGATTCAACTTCAGAAACCACTATTTGATCACCCATGACACAACAACACCTCATCACCCCATCGCCTGAACTTGTGGTGCAATGGATTAAAGAGTTCAGCCAGCCAAACGATCCCCGCTGGCAAGAGTACGAGCAAGACATTGCCACCCGCGCCGCTCAATGGGGCGCAGACCAAGAGCTGGAGGCGTGTCTGTACCAACTGCAGCGCTGGGGGATCCAAGGCGTAGACAACCTTCGCAATACCCGCCGCCCCAAGGCGCCGAGCTTAAAGGAGCAGGCGTTGGCGTTGATTAATCATGATCCGGCAAACCAGCCTTTCCTTAGCGACAAGGGCATAGACACCATCCGCCGCGCCCTTGAACAACTTCCCGACAACGAGTAGTCGCTTCCTCTGATCACCTTCCAATGACACAACAACATCCCATCACCCTACCGCCGGAACTGGTGAAGCAGTGGATGGAGGAATTTACTGATCCTGAAAACGCGCACTGGAAAGAATACGAAGTAGGTATTGCCACCCGCGCTGCTCAATGGGGCGCAGACCAAGAGCTGGAGGCTTGCTGTGAATGGATTGCTGATTGGTACGGACATGGATGCAATGAGGTAATTGGCAATCTCCGCACTTCACGCCGCCCCAAGCCGCCAAGCTTGAAGGGGCCAACAGATGATGAGTTGCTACAAGTCTTTGACACTGTTTGCCTCAGTGAAGGTGGGACAGTTGATGAAATTCATTTACGTGGTCTCCGCGCTGTTCTTGCCCGTTGGGGCAAGTAGTCACCTTCTTTAAAATGTCTGAACACAACTGGCTAGAACCGCTTGATCGTCGCATTAAACAAACGCGAGAAGAAACAGAGGCCATCAAAAAAGAGACTGCCGCCATCATGAACTTAATTGCAACATTCAAAGTTCCCGTTACCTTCTCTTTAAGCATTGAACAACAAAAAGAAGCGCGACAAGCTGTTAATTGCTTTTATCTTGGAGATCCAGAATGCAATGTTTTGAACCCAGAAACAATGCAGTATGAAGCTAAGTATCCACAAAAAGAAACGTCTGAATTCAAGAAAGCCTGTCGCAATATTGCTCAGGACGCAACAGAATATTTAACCATTGGTCTTGACTCATCTGGCCGGCTTTCCATTCTGTAAGACGCCCGTAATTCCCGCATCTTGATCTGCTTTTGCATCGTCTAAACTAACAAAGACTATTCTTTTTAATCATGGCTACTGAATTCACTTGGGGCTGCGCCACTCTTGAGCGTCGCTTGTCAGACGGTGCGGTGCAAACCGTTCACTATACCATTGAAGCCTTTGATGGTGCTTATCGTTCGTCGGCATATGGATCTCTCGGTCTTGAAGAGCCCGACGAAGACGAAATGATTCCCTACGCTGATCTCACGCCTGAAATTGTCATGGAGTGGGTGAAAGAAAAATTTGGCGAGGAGAAAGTGGATGAAATTGAAGCCGCTCTCCAAGCTCAAATTGACCAACAGAAGACTCCCACTACAGGCACTGGCCTGCCCTGGAATAGCTAAGCTTTTGTTTTCATCGTCTCTCCATGGCGGCAAAAAGCAAAATCGGCATCAGCGGGCAAAAGCTGTTTACGCCTGGCAAACCGAAAACTACAAGGCAGGGCAACGGCAAAAACAGCAAAGCTAGTCACGGGCGTAAACTTCGCAAGGGACAAGGCAAATAAAGACAAGGGCCGAAAGGCCCTTTCTTTTTGCGCTTACAATGGGAAGAAAGCATTATCAAAATGATAGAGCCAGGAAAATACGATATCACCATTCATCAAGGAGCCACTTTTGAGCTGCCCTTGCAATATAAAGACAGCACGGGCACTCCCGTAAACATGAGCGGATATACTGCCAGTGGCACATTATGGAACCGCACTGGCACTGCCAAGCTTGCTGTTTTTAGTCTTCCTTGGACCGCACAGGCTAGTGGCATGTTCAAGATGCGCCTAGAAGCGAGCGTAACAAGCGGCCTCACTGAGCAAGGTCAATATGACATTCTTATTACAGAACCAAGCGGAGATAAATTTTATCTTCTTGAAGGAAATGCTTTTCTAAATCTTGGACTGACAGGACGATGACACAAGTGACAGTTAGCGTGCAACAATCGCACGTTGTAATTGAAGAAGAAGACGGGGCGATTATTGTTCCTTCTCCATTGTCTCCAACCAAACTGGAGATTTGGCAACCAGGCATGGCGCCTGGCGGTAAAACGAATGATTTGCTTGTTAAAAGCTCAGACCAAGATTACGATAGTGAATGGACTGACGAGCCCATTGTTGACAAGCTGCGTTTTGACCTTGCTGCGGCAGAAGATGGAGCGGCAGAAGGAGAGCTTACATGGAATGTAGATGAGGGCACTTTAGAACTAGGCAAAAATGGGGTGAGCAATTATCTTGGCCAAGAAACCATGGTATTGTGTCGCAATGCAAGCAATACAGTGGCTATTCCCAAGGGAACTGCAGTGAGGTTTGCTGGCACAGTAGGGGCAAGCGGCAGGTTGAAAGTGGCTCCAATGGTGGCCGATGGAAGCCTGCCAGGATATGTATTTTTTGGCGTGACGGATCAGGCTATTGCTGGAGCTGGCGATGGCTACGTTACTGTATTTGGCAAGATTCGCGGAATCAATACGAGCGCATATTTGGAGGGCGATATTTTGTGGTGTTCTCCTTCTACTCCTGGCGGATTTACCAAGGTTGAACCATATGCTCCAAATCTAAAACTGGCAGTGGCTGCCGTTATTAGCTCTGGAAATAATGGCGCAATTTTTGTTCGCTGGGATACGGGAAGGCGCCTGCAAGATTTGCATGACGTGGAGGCCAATGGTAGCAAGGATAACGGGGATGTCCTGGCATGGAATAGCAGTGCCGCTAGGTGGGAGCCTACTGATCGGCTAACGCTTTTGGAGGCAAGAGTGGCAGCGCTGGAAGGGGCTTGATTGACCTAAGCTAAACAAGCCATTCCTCTCCTCCCCATGGATGCGTTCAAGGAACAGTGGTATCAGCAGCAAGTGGATCACATCTCAGACGCTCTTCAGGAGCTTCTCACTGATGATGACCCCGCTGTTGCCATTAAAGGGCTCAGCGAAGCCATTGCTAGCTGGGAAAACTATCACGAGAAGGAGCTAGCTAAGTGGAAGCGCCTCAGGGCGCTTCTGAACTGGGGAGCTGGTACGTAATCCTCAACTCTCCCCCTAGTGCCTTTACAGCCTCACTAGCGTTTGCTGGTGGGGCTGCTTCAATAAGAACAGACGGAGTAATGGCATTGGGAAGGGGAGTGATTTTGGCTTCAGGAAAGAGCTTATGAGCTTCCCATGCAAGAGCATTGGCTTTGTTTTCTCTTTCTTCTTTCTCCCATTGTTCCACGAGAGAAGCAGTTTGTTTATCAACGGCTTCCATGACGATTTTAGTTTTCCATTCTGTCCAGTCTGGACGACAATGTTCCATGAGCCGTTTGAACCATGGATTAAAAGCAAGAGAGGGCCATCTTGTGACAGCCCAGAGTCCTGCTTCGTAGCAGAGGGCATTAAGCCAGCTTTCCTTGCTCATGGTCGAACAAGCATTGCCCATCCATCGTTCGCTTTCACCTCCCAGCGAGGCAGCCAGTAATCATTAGGAAACTCTGCAAGTTTCCCGCCGCCAGAGCTGACATATCCTCCCTTTACAAGATCAGCAGTTCCGAACGGATCATTGTGAATAGTGGCGTCATTTGTGTAACCAACGACAACGCTCCAGTGACCGCCTCCAGAGGGACGACGATAGTTGCCGTGATGAAGCCATCCCACTGCCACTGGGCGACCAGCGTCAATTTCTTTTTTCAATGCGTCAAGATTGAAGGATTGAGAAAACGATGCCTTTAAGCCAAGACTTTGCAGCGCTTTGACTTGTGCAGACGAATTTGTAGTGTCGCCAAACTTAGCTCTGATGACATTGTATTCATCATCTCCCTTTACCTTTCCATAGAACGCTGCCACCATTGCGCAGGAGCTGCTGAAACATTCCCTGCCGCCTTGCCCCGATACATTGTCTCGTTGCGAAAAATAAGGCACATTTAGTGGCTTGCGTTCTGCTCCGTCATTTCTATAAAGTTTTGCAAATTCTGCAAGTTCGCTTTGCGTTAGCTGTTTTTGCAGCCATTGCCATGCCTCTTTTTGATGGCGCAGCTCTTGATAGTATTTGGCAGCATTAGAAAGCTCAATCATTGCTGTTTCCGAGGGCAATGGAGAATATTGGTCCATTAAGCGAATAAGCTTATCGACATAACCAGGATCAGTAGCATAGCCTTCGCTTTGTAGCATTTTTGCCGCCGCTTCACGACGTGGCGCATGATTCACGCCTTTGTATTGCTTCCAATCTAAATACCAACGACTAACTAGATATTCGATGCATGCGGCAAGGCTGGGAAAGTCAATAAATCCAGCCTTGATTTCCACCCATTTACCGTCGTAAAACTCTTTAGTGGTAGTCGTTGTTCCAGCGCCTTTCAAGCCGAACGCATTCCAGGTGCCAGAAAAATGCTTTCCAAAGCCGCTTTCAAGAGCCCATTGAGCTGCCACTAGTTCAGGGAATTTAGCCCCCACGCGCTTTGCATGGAGGCTTACGCCCTGCCAAGAGTTTTCAACGGCGGCAGCCATTTTCGGCTTCAGTCCTTCACGCGGAAGATAGCCTTAAGACCAGTCAAAATCAGTTGCAGAATATTGTTTTCTTTGTAGGGAGTGCGCTCAATAATTTGATCAAGAGCAGCAACAATGATGCCGCCAACAACGAACCATTCGACGCCAGTCATGATGATTCTCCTAAAAGATGGGAAAGGGGAGTTCCTAAAGCCTAGCGTTTAATCTCAAGGCTGCGCACTCTTGTTTCAATATCGCTCATTTTGTCCGTTAGAGCACTAAGCTTTTCCGTAATGCTTTCAATTTGTACTGCCACTTTGGCCTGTTGATTGCCGACAGTAATAAGCATGGCTCCCGTAGAAAGAAGCATGCCAGCCGTGATAGTGGCCACAAAATTGGCCATGCCTTCCTTGAATGGTTCCATGGGAATTCTCTGCAATTTTTATATTAGCTAAAACGCATTATTTGCTTGTTGCCCGTTAGATTGTTTGCAGAAAAAGTAAATAGTGCCATGCCAAGAGCGAATGGTCCCGATGAGCTGCTTTACTCTCTCATTGAACTTCGCCCTGGAGACGCTAGAAGGAGATTCCGTAAGAGCATTTTCGAGGATTATCCCTTGCGCGGACCGCTCGGGCAATGCGCTTGTGCATATTGCGGGCGATGGGACCAAAAGCTGACTATTGATCACATTGTGCCAAAGAGCAAGGGCGGGCCTCATTTCGCAAAATATAACTTAGTGCCAAGTTGTCAGGCATGCAATTTGCTAAAAGGAGCTGAGCCTATTTTTGAATGGTGGCGTCCGCAGCGCTTCTGGACTGAGAAACGAGAAGAAATCCTATTGGCGTGGGTGCATCACAATAGTTTTGTTAGCGCCCACACTTCATTGCAGGATATCGAGGCTTTTGCAGAGGAGCGTGATTATTACATTCCACCGTCAAAAGAAGAAGCCCCCATTTCTGGGGGCTTTTGTTATACAGAATGGCAGGCAGCTTAGGCTTTGTCTGCTGGGACGGGATCAAATAGCACTTGCTTGCCAGGGAGATCGTAACGAATGCCTGGCATTGGACAGAAGCCATCTTTACAACCATTGTCAACGTTGTTTTCAATGGCAGCCAGAGCTTCACGTTCTTGATCAGTTTCAAGAGCGAAGATGAGCTGACCAAGATACCACTTGGCTTTTTCTAAATCTTCTAGGCCATTTTTCTGTTCATAGCGCCAAACGTATTTCAGAATGTTGCCTTTCAGGAAGCCGCGAAAAGCTTCGGGCGTCATACTTGCTTCCATTGCCTCGATAGCTTCTAAGCCACCGCTGGCGTAATGAATGGGGCGCTCCACTGGATGGAAAGCTTCAGGGGCTTGTTCAAAAGGCATTGCCATTTTCCTCGAATGCTTGGAAGGCTTCTTTAAAGAGAGGGCGGGCCAATGCGGCCAGTGCTTGAGCGTAGCATTGGATTTCACCTTGCGCATCAGGCTTGTCGCGCAATGAGAGGAAATGCAGAAGGGCTTGCAAGCTACAGGTCCAAGTGAATTGCGTATATGTGCTCATTGGCATGATTCCACGAGCCTGCTCTTTGCTCACGCCTAGCGTCAGAAGAGCCCTGTAAGCCTGCTTGGCTTGCTCTAGCGCCTTGGCATATTCGATCATCGCCATTTTGTTCATAGAGGGCTCTAGAGGGCCAGCAGAAGCTTGTTTATTGCTCGCGCTTTGCTGCCTGAATTCACGAGGCATGTAGTAAGTGTCATCATCAGCTTCGCAATAGCGAAAGCTTTTTTCATTCCAGCCGAGTTGGTCATTGGCATAGGTGCCACCAATAACATGCTTCCACCATTGACGAGCAATAAACAGCGGAGCTTTTACTTGCCATTTTGTGACAACGCCCCTGAAGGGGCTAGTGTGCTGATGCTTTACCAAATAGTTAAGAAGCTTCTGATCTTTATCAGTCCATTCAAGAGAGGCTTGATCGAAACTTTGCCGCGCATCACAAACGATGTCAAGCGAAGTTCCCATCCAATCGATGAGCCTGACAAAGCTAATACCGTCACAGAGGGGATCAATAGTCTGGAGTGGAGAGCGGGTCATTTGTTGTTGTAATTAGTGGGCCAAATAAGCATGCGAATAGTGATGGCAATTAGCACCCACTGCCAAAAGCCAAGGATGAATCCTGGGAAAATCCAGCCCACGCAAATGCTTAATAGCCATGAACGCAGGCAAATCAAGCCAAAGGCAACAAGGATTTCAGCGATGACTTTGCTGACCACCTTGAGCGAGTCGTCTTGTGTTGGAGATAAAGTCATGAATCAAGAGGAAGGGACGAAGCCTCTGGAAGCCAATGATAGGCGCCACCTTCGTTTCAGCGTGCCAAATGATGCGAGCTTTGCTTTGTCTTCCGTCTTTCACGATGGCAGCAATGGTGCCCAAGAGGCTCGTGGGCATCCATCCCGCAGCAGTGGGCTGCACATACACGACGGTTTGCCCAACTTCCCAAGTGTGGGACACTGGCGTTTTCGGGAGGGCTCTGAAGGAAGCCGTACCAAGCTTTTCGGCTTTCCTTCCATCGTCCACTGCGTAAACAAACTGCCTGCCATTTCTCTGCATCGCTAGGCTAAAGCAAACGACGGGAGCCCTATGTCAAGAATGTTTTCCATTCCAGTAGCATTAAGCTACAACGGACGCGACTACATTGCTGAGATGGGGCCTTTTGAACGGAGCATGGAAAGGGACTTTGCCCTTGTCGCCAATAAGAAGGCATTGGACGAATGCAACGACATTAATAAGCTCAAGGAAGTGGCATGGAATATGATGCAGGGTTGGAGCAACATGCAAGATGCCACTGCTTCGCTTGTCAAGGAAAACCTTGAACTGCGTCAAGCCATGCAAATCCAGCAAATGGACTTAGAAGCAGCAGACGCTTTGCTTGGCGAAGCTGGTGAAGCTATCAAGACATTCGCAGAACAGCAGCAATCTTCTCAAGCCAGGCGATTTCTTTGGCCGTTTGGGAAGTAAGCAAAAATACTTTCCAGCCACAAAGCATGGCTAAGTTGAATTTTCTGGCGTCTCGCTCGTAACCAGAGCCAGTAACATGACGGCCACGATTAAAAGTGCCGCCTTGTATTTCAATGAGAGAGCGAGAAGGAAGATGTGCAAAATCTGCCCTGTAACGTTTTGAGCGTTTGCTTTTGGCATAGCGCTCTTGAAAATCAGCTTCCCAGGCTTCTACATCGCTAAATTCCCTGATCAACGGGAGATCGGGATAGTGAGCTTGCCAAAGCCCGAGAAATTGATCTTCAAGAGCACTCACAAGCTATACAGCAGCAAAGGCCACTTTAGCCTGTTGATTCTGGTATTTGCCATTGCCATAGGCGTTAGCAACGTCACCATCAAGCTTGACAAACATAATTTGCACTATCCCCTCATTAGCGTAGATCCTTGCTGGAAAAGCCAAGGGATTGACAATACAAATAGTGAGATAGCCAGACCAGCCAGGCTCAATTGGCGTAACGTTAATGATTGTGCCTTGACGAGCATACGTTGACTTCCCATCTGTGATGCCCATCACATTGTTAGGCATCGAGATGCGTTCAAGGCTAACGCCAAGAGCGTAGGAAAAAGGAGGAAGCACAAAGAACGTGCTGCCATTTTCTTGACGAGGCTCCTGCTCTTCCATTAGCTCCGCATCAAAGCTTTTCACGTCAAGAGGAAAGTCTTTGCTCACGCTGTTATCAATGACCATGAAGCCTTCAGGAGAAAGGCGCAGGTCATAACCAGCATGAGACAGGCCATAAGACAATGCTTTCGTACCATTGTCTAGTTCGCGACGCTTCTCTCCAGTGAAAGGAAAGATAATGTCGTTTTCAGCGAGAATGCTGATTTGCTTGTCGTTGAGAAGCATGAAAGAAAAGGGGCGTTGCCGCCCCCAAGAAACAACGATGGAAGAAAGCTTCAGAACAAATCGTCGCTAGACGAGGATGAAGCCATTGCGGCTTCGCCGTTTTGCCAGAAGGAAGAATAAGCCTTAGGGCTATTCTCCATCTTGTTGACAGTTACTTGTCCTTTGAAATGGGGAGCAGTGTCCTTATCACGCTTGTCGTTGTTCCACAGTGCCACGCGGAAGCTGTAGTTTCCTTGTGCATTGGGACCAGCCTTTTTGGCTGCATTCAGAATGTCGGGGGTGAGATCGACAGTGCCGCTGAAAACGGGGAGATTGCCAGAGGGCATGTAGTGTTCCTCAGAAGGAGAGTGGTCGGCCCTGGAGGGGCTCTAGAAGCATAGCTGGTGCAGACGAGGAGTCAAGCTCCCCTATCCATAGAAATGGTTAAGGGGCGTCCGCCTGGGTAGTGCTCAAAAAAGTACTGCTGGGTTTTCTGGGCCATGATCCCTGCCTGCATGGCAAGATCAGTGCCGTCAAGGCTCACAATTTGAGCCTCTTGCCCTTCGCCAGTATCAGGGTCGTAAATGGCAATAGCGCAATGCGCCTCGTTGATTTCAATGCCGTACATTTGCTCAATGGCTTGGGAATAGGCCCCGAGCTGCATGCGGTAGTCGCCTAATTGCGTGTCAGGCTTTTGCTTGTAGCTTGTCTTCCAATCGAGCAAGGCGATATTGCCGTTGCCCATAGTGGCAAGCATGTCAAACGTGCCTGAGTAGCCAGTTTCAGTGGAGGGGCAATACCAAGCGATGGCACTTTCCACCAACAATGGACTGGCCACGCTAGTTAGAAAGCTGGCAATGCTATCGAAATAAGGAACAAACAATGGATGGGAGTCAAGATGACAATTAATGTCCTCGCCGTTCCAGAAATCCTCTAGTACGCCGTGAAGCCAATTGCCACGTTCTACGGCAGAGCGTGTGCGACGATTGGCTTCCTCATTTCCTACTTTCTTCCTCCAGTTCATGAGCGCTGCAATCTTGCCAGGCGGCGAACACGCGCTCGCAATAGTTGTCACAGAGGGCAAAACAATGCCTTCTGGGGCATTTGGAAAACCGTTCAAAACGTAATTCCGCTTGCCGTTGAGCTGGATCCGATTGGGCTCGTAGCGGGCGAGAGAAGGCATCGAAAGGGCGTCGAGACATAGATCGTAACAGGGCATTATTTGCGTTTACGCTTGACTGTTATACAAGCCAATACGCATGCTTCGTAAGAAATCCAAGCATGATGTAATGATGCATTAAATACAAACATATCTCCTAGCTGTAAAGGTAGTTCTCCGTGTTTTGTGATTAGCGCATGACGTGATCCCACGCAGCGGTCTTTGCTTTCAGATTGTGCAACTAATGTCGCGACTAAAATTCCACAACCATCATCCTTGTGCCAACTTACTGATTGATTGACAAAAGTAAAGTCAAAAGATGAGTAATGGAGGCGCTTTTGGGGACTAAAGCCAGTAGACGCTAAAGCGTTAACAAAAAATGGAAAGTCCCATTCTTTGGAAGAAGCTCCAAACCCCTCTACATCACCAAGTTCGTAGCGACTCTTGAAACGATTAAACGATTCATGCGGCACCAACCATTTTTTGTTGAATTGGGGACCACCACCAAATGAGGCAATGATAAAGGGTTTCATTTTTCATTCATGTCCCAGAAATAGTCGCAGCCCTCTTCCGTATAAGGCGGCGTTGCAAGGTAAGTTTGCCAAATGCCAGAGGGCGCCATATAACGCCAACAGTCCTCCTTGACAGGGCACTCGTCGCCCTTACACATTGCATGATCAGCCATGAGAATAGTGCGTGCAGTTTGACGAAGAAAAGTGCGATCAGTGAAAGGATGTTCAGCGATAGCGAGCAGAACAGCAGCAATACGTCGATCGCTGCTAAGCGTATCGTCAGGAAAGCTCCAGAATGCTTCATGGCAGGCGTCAATTAGTGTCCGTCTGTTTGTCAGCATCTTTCACCAAGTCTGCAAATTCTTCTGCTTGTGCATTGAAAGCGTCAACAATGAGAGAGCGTGAATAGCCACATCCCATTAAATAACAAGCAAAGTCCTCGACAACTTCGTATATAGTTGCCTTGTAGCTTGTCACTTCAATGTCAAAACTTGGGTCGCCATAGCGATTAGTTATTGAATGCTTCCATGAATGTTTCCATGGAGAAAGGGAAGAATCGTTCATGGTAGAACTAAGCTTGCAAGGAACAAAATGAGCAAGGCTAGAGCTGTAGAAGCAAAAGCAACCAGCAGGAACAAGCCGAGAGGATCGTCAGCTAAAGAGGCTGGAAGGAATGCGATTAAGAGGGGCATTGTCTTCATTGAGGCAAATGGTTCCAGCAAAGGCCCGCGCAAAGCGGGCCGCTGCTAGATCTATGGCTTTTTTGCAACGAAAGCTTTCATTGCTTCAACCATTGCCTCCGTGGTGTCACAGGCACGAACAAGATCAATTTCCTTGGTCATCTCTGTTTTAGTAATGACCATTTGCTCTTCTTTTGCCCAAACAGTCATCATGGCTGCTGCCACATTGCCAAACTGCTGCCACGTCTTCACTTCAGTGGCGCGAGACAGGCCGATAGCTTCCAGCGCAGCCTTACCAAGAGCCATGCTGTTCTTCTCATCGGCATAACCAAATGGATTGGCTTTGCAAATGGTGGTCAGGGCAGTTTTGGCATCAAATGCTTCATCACTGGTCCCTGTCGCAGCGGTGGGAGCATTCCCTCCTTCTCCAGCAGGCTCAGAAGGAGCTTTAGCTCCCGTTGGCGCCTTGCTTGCCCGCGTAGTTTGCTTCGGAGCTTCCTGTTGGAGCGGGAGTTTGGGCGTTCCTTTTTCATCTTCTTTGGGGATGTCTTCGCCTGCATAGAGACGCAGACCAAGACCAGTGAAAGTGGCAATAGCCTTTACAGCAGCACGCTGGCAGTTGTCAGAGATGGCGCGACCATCAAGCTCCTTAATGGAATTGTGCTTCCTGTCCATGATCGGGAAGATCAAGGCAACAGTACGACGGCAGCCATCAGTGAGGTAGGGGCGGAGATAGTAGGCGCCTGGTGTACCAAACACTACTTCGCCAACGGTCTTCTCTTCAAAGGCCACAAAATACGTAGGGAAATGCTCCTTCAGATAGCGATAGGCAAAAGGCCAGGACAGATAGGACAAGCCCTTGTAGTCCTTCTCGATGTGAGGCCCGATGTCAGGCGTATCGTAAGCAGCCTTGAAGGCTTCAGCGCTGATCTCCAGAGGAGAGAAGATGCCGTTGTAACGGTCCATTGCGGCTTGTTTGGCAGGTTCCATGGAAGAAAAATCAGACGGGGAGTAGAGCATAAAGGAATGGTTCATTCTTCTGGGAATGCAAGGCGATAGTCCATGACAAATTGATCATTGTCATAGTCATATTCAATGCGCAATTCAGCGATGTCAGTGCCAGTGTCAGAAGCAAATTTGTCGAGCTGATAGACAATGGCAAAATCAAGCTCTTTAAGCCTTGCAGCAAGTTCGCTTGTCGTGAGATCAGGCTTGTTCATTGCTTGGATTGCGGAAGGCATGCATATTCGCCATACATAATGACGAAATGCGTGGTCATTTCAGAACCTTCGTTCTTGGTGATGATGCTCTTGCCAGGCAGCGGCCAATCAGCAACTGCGCGAATGTCAGTGGGAAGCTCGTAGTATTTAGGATCGAAGCCTTCATCAATGGCTCCTTGTTCCCATAGAAGCCTCACTTCCTGATCACCATGGTCAAGAAGGAATTCTTCGCAGGCAAGTTTAAGCTGGGAAACTTTCATTAAAATCAGTTTCAAGGGACGTGGAATAGTCTTCGATGAGATCGAAGGCGCCGTTTGCCAAGGTGGCGCTGCCTTCCCAGATGGGCGTGGAGCGCACAAGGCGCTCTAGGGTTTCGCTGAGGCTCAATCGAGCTTCGTGAGCGATGTTGCCGAGATGGGCGTAGGCAGTGTCAGTTAAGCTGAAATGCCTGCCCTTCTTCAGTTCTTTGTTACTATTCGTCATACATCACGGAGACAACGAGGTAGGCAAAAGAAATGCCGATGATGGCGGCCAGAAGTAGTTCCATTGACGAGAGGCATCGGGAACATGGCCAGACTAGCCATAGTTTTCAGCCTTGCCAACCATCTAAAGCATTGTCGCTGCTTATCGTTTCTCCCGTCTCGCATGGTTTTAGCTTATAAGTCTGTTGCTTCTTGATTTCCTTGCTACAACGGAGGCATTCCCACTCCCCTCCATGGCATTCTCCATCCTGGACCACATTGAGAAGCTTGAGACAAGCGATCATCCAGGGAAATACATCTGTCCAGCATGCGGAGGCAACGACCTCTCCATCAACACCAACAATGGTGCCTACAACTGTTTCAATGATGACTCAGCAAAGCACCGCGCCGAAATTCGTAACATCCTTGCTCCGCTTGATCGCTGGGAGCGCCCTCTTCGTGAACCACAGTCTTACACTTTCCCCTACAAAAATAGGCAAGGCGAAACTACTATTAACGTGCATCGTGATGATGCAAGTGGCAAGAAAACAATTAAACAAAGCTATCCTTCAGTACCGCAAGGAACGCATCAACGTAAAGCATACATTGATGAAATAAGAAGCACCATTCTTCCTTATCGCTTTGACGAAGCCCTTACTGCTTCACAGGTGACTGGACTTCCCATCTTCATTGTTGAAGGGGAACTCACCTGTGACAGGCTATGGGAGATCGGGATTCCCTCAGTCACCTTCCTTGGTGGCAGCGGCCAGTATCGCGCCAATAGCGACTACTCCCTGTTATTTCGCGGCAAGAAGATTGTTTTATGTCCTGATCGTGATGAGCCTGGCATTGCTCTCATGCGAGAAGTGGCCTCAGATAATCCTGGGGCGCAATGGCTCTATGCCGATCCTGGCAATTTTGAATGGGACAGTCTGCCTCAGAACGGAGGCTATGACTTAGCTGATTGGCTTGATGATGGTGCAGACCAAGAACTTATCCTCTCCTCCATTGTTTCAAAAGATCGCCATGAAGGCAAAGATGGTCTTCCTTCCTACGAGGAAATCATTGGCACCTTCGAGCGCATGGTCGGACTGTTTGATAATGATGCTCGCGTGGCGTTTGAAGCTTCTAAATGGCTAGAAGCTCATGGCGTGAAGATGGCGCAAGCAAATATTGACAAGATGATTGATGAGGCGCGTTCTCGTTTGTTTGGCAAGGAAGAAATAGAGACTATTGACGTGCTGCAATTAATTGATGATGATTCCGTTCGTGAATGGCTGATTGCTGGCATCGTTCCGCTTGGTAGCGTCACTCTTCTTGCTGCGCAGGGGGGCACCGGCAAAACTTCTCTTGTTTACAACTGGGCTCTTGGCGTGGCCACTGGCTCTTCATGGTCTGGGCGGCGTTGCTTGCCTGGCAAATGCCTGCTCATCTCTGCTGACGAACCGTTGTCAGACACCAAGGAGAAGCTTTCCATCATTGGCTACCAAGAAGCCAACATTCAGCCTGGCATGATTTCCTTCTGGGAAACCTGGCGCTTTGCTCATATGCAACAGCTTGAGCGTTTCATTAAAAAGCACCGCCCAGTGTTTGTCGTCATTGATTCGCTCACTGCATGTTTCGCTGGCATGAACGTTGATCTCATCAAGAGCAATGCGGGCGATTCTCTTTATGCATTGCGCGACATGGCCAATGTTTACAAATGCTCTATCGTCATTCTTCACCACTTAAACCGTCAAGGGGGCTTGCGTGATAGCTCTAGCTTTGTTGACAATGTGAGCGAAGTGGTGAAGCTCTATCGCCAAGAGGGCAACTTTGATCAAAACCAGTTTGTCCTGGAATGGGTGAAGAGCCGCAGTGGCCTGGCTGGTAAGCACGTTCTAAAACGGAATGCCGTGAACTATGGATGGGACTACGCTGGTCCACTTGGTAATTCCATCGCAGAGCTAGATCGCGTGGCGAACTATGTGAACATGCGTCCGCATGAGCGTTTCAGCAAGCAGCAGGTTTCGCTGGGAACTGGCATGAATGAGAATGTCACTACTGGCAAGCTTTTGGAGATGGCACGCCGTCAAGGGCTTATCACCAGCAGCTTCATCGTTGGCCCTCACGATGAACGCACTCGCATGTACCACTCATGGGACTACCAAGGCCCCGATCTGAATTTTAGTTCTCCCAATGAAGAGCAGAATATTGTTCCCGACAAGGAAGAGCTACCAATTATCCCGCCTGTTTCCATTGTTCCCAATGAAAATCTTCCCGAAAAGGAAGACCAGGAGGATTGGTTCTAACTCTCTCGCAATAGGAGGGAGGCTCTATTGCACAGCCTCCCCGCTGCTTACCGTCGCGAGCAGCTTGAATAGTCTAGCTTTTTCAGCAAGCGATAGTTTTCAATTATCATGAAAATTCCATCGCAATGAAAAAGTGAAAATTATTTGGGACAATAGCGAGAGCGCGACGCCTGTAGCGCCGCTTGTTCTTGAGACTGAAGCTGAAATTGAACGATTCTTTGCTGAGATGCAAGCGGAGATTGCAGCAGAAGAAGACGATGATGAAGAATGAAAAAGGCGGCTCAAGGGCCGCCTTTCTTTTGCTTTATTTGCCTTGAGCTTTTCGCTCATCAAAACGCTGCTGCTCTTTTTCTTTGCCATAGAGCCAAGCTTTGGTGCTTTGACCAGGCTTGGGACCATTGCGAGGAAGCTTGATCAGCTTGAAGCCGCTGGTGTCCATGAAAGGGAACGAGAGGGCTCAAGAAGTATAGGACAGTCTTCTCTCGATGCCAAGGAGACAGTTTAACGATTGGTTCTCTTGTCAAGATTTGGTGGCCGTGCATAGAGTGGTTACGGAAAGTCCCGAGCGCACCCAAAAATCCAGTGCTCGGCTCTCCAGCCTTCTCAGGCATGGCCACCAGCCAGAGCGGAGCCCCCCAAGGGCGGAGCGTTCAGTCCAGCAGGCCAAGATTCCCTAAAAAGAACAAAAGCCTGCACAAGACCAAGCATCTCCGCAACGCCGCTCAAGCCAGAGTGGAGCCCCCAAGGGCGAAACGTTCATTACACAAGGCAAAGAAGCCTTCAATGAACAAAACTCTCCTTAGCATTGCCAAGGATAAAATCCTGAACAATGCTTAACGCTCCGCGAGCAGTAGATCACTTGCCCTTGCTTGAACATAACGGCACTGAAATTTTGCCTATTGTTCACTATGGTTTTTCTTCTCCTAGGAAAGGGCCGCAACCAGCGGCCCGTACGCTTTACGGAGCACGGGATAACAATGGAGAGCGCCACTGGCGCTCTAGCCTGCATGAAATTGAAAAGCTGATTGATAGTGGCTTTGCTGCTCAGGAGCAAAGCGATGCAGAATGAAAAGGCTATGAAAAACGAATATTGCGAGAGTCCTAAATCCTGCATGGCAGTTGCCTATCGTCGTGAAACAGACGAAGAGCTAATTCCTGCTGGACTTGACGCTG